GACAACCACACCATTTTTAAATATATACATCCGCAAGTCTACAAAGACGAGCATATAGCTGTCGTCTACCGAGAACTCAAACGGGATCATGCGTACGCCATTAGCAGTATTAGCTGGCAACTCGTATACATTCTTGAGACCTGGGCGGCGCTTCATCCCACCTTGTGGCTGGATGACTACATTGGTCGCCTTGGCAAGAGCGTTGTTATATTGCTCCAAGTCAACCCTTGCACGCAGCAAAGGGTCGAGCTCTCCAGTTGAGAAATTGGTCTGCAAATTAACAAAGCGTGCCATTTAGAATCTCACATCAACAAGAGTAAAATCCTCAATTGCTTGAGTAGGCTTACCGTATCCGTCCATGTTCATTGCTTGACGCAGGTAGCCACCACGTCCGTTCTCACCAGGACTGCCTACTGCAACAGCTTGCCAGTATAGAGCTTTATCCTGCTGTTCAGAGATTGGGTATGCCAAGTGCCAAGCCATCATGTACTTGAGCAACTGTATAAAATACTGAGGCATTGCAAACTCCTCAGTCTGGAACGGGTAGTCAATCCAAAGCGCCAACTCGTTGCTCATCAGCTTATCACCGATAATCTCCCATTCCTTAAACGGACGGGCGTGTGGCTGGTTGCTAGTAAAGACTGCACGAGGATTACCTAAGCGGTCTCCTGGCAACTGAAATTCGTATTTCCACTCAGAGTTTGGAGTGGTAATGAGTCGTGCAATAGAAGTCTTCTTATACGAAAAACTCCACGGGTATACGCTCAAAGCCATATCACGCACATTGGGATACAGCCGATCACAAGCGCCTGATTCGTCTGTGCCGTCATTAAAAGACGAGATGGGTTTTGCGCCCAACAGAATCAGAGCGTCTGAACAGATTTTTACTGCGCTATCACCTGCTGCCAAAATTATCTCCTTGCATCGTTTTTTGATGTAACATGGCTTGTCATACTACATTTAAGGAACGATTATGAAAGTTAGACATGGGCATTGTAAAGTTAATGCCAGAACAAAGGAATGGGGAGCGTGGAACGCAATGCACCGCCGATGCAAATATCCCTCTATGGACAGGTATGAAAAATATGGAGGGAGAGGAATTACTATTTGCGAGAGGTGGAATAACTTTCTTAATTTTCTTGAAGATGTTGGATACGCTCCAAGCAAAACACATTCGCTTGGCAGGATTGATAATGACGGAAATTATGAACCTAGCAATGTCCGTTGGGAAACTGTTCAACAACAACACAGAAATACGTCTGGCAATCGAAAAATCACGTTTAATGAAAAGACCTTGACTCTTTGCGAATGGGCTGAATTGACCGGCATTAAGCGAACAACAATTACGCAGCGATTGGACGCATACGGCTGGAGCGTTGAAGCCACACTTACAACACCAACCAAATGTAAACCAATTTTGAAATAACGCTGCCATCACAGCCCCTTAAAGTAAAAAGCCTGCCTCCGAGATACCCCAGAAGCAGGCTTATGCCTCACCTGATTCAGCTTCAGTCGGTATCAGTAGCAGCCAAAACTGTTGGGTCGTTAATATCAACGACACCAGCAGCATTAGACACCACATACGCAAGCGAAGCCACTGCGGTTCCGGTAGCTGATGTAACCAGATAAATCAAATCACCAACCTGAAGTGTATCAGCCAGTGCGTTGAAATAACCTGCTGTATCAACTGTTGCGGCAGCATCAGCCGTTTTATAAGCGTAGATGCTAGGTGCTTGACCACGCTTAGAAGCTGTTACTACTGTAAAGCCTGTTGAAGAAAAAGCCATGTCAGCCTCCTATTAAGCGCCGTTTTCGTCGCAAGTGATTTGAACGATACCCTCGGCATCAATCGCAACAGCACCAGCGGAGAACATCGAAGCCACGAGGAACGAAGTCTTTTCTGGGATGTAGTTGATTTCTGTCTTGGGGGCGATGCCCTCAGCCATGCCAACAGCATCTTTGTGGAACGCAAATACTTTGCGGTCACCAGTTGCAATAGGCAAGCCACCCTCTTCACGATCACCAAGGACGTGGAAAGTAAAGCCAAGGAATGTGTTGATGTCACCCTGAACCAACGCCTTGACGGTGTTGAAGTCAGAGCTAGTCACGGATGTCTCACCCAACAACGAGGACAAGCTCGATGCGTGGATCACAATGTGACGGTTGTCCATCGGCACGTTCTTGGTGTTGAGCTGTTCAGCAGCAGCACGCAACTTAGCTACGTTGAGGTTTGTGTTAGCACCACCAATGCTAGCTGCAACAGTGTTTGATGTACCAGAGTTAATCAGAGCATCCAAGATCAACTGGTCTTGACGACGACCAATTGCGTTAGAGACAACCTGAACCAACTCACGGCGCTCGTCAAAGTTAACCTTGGCTTGCATGAAGATGTCGCTGTATTCAGCAGCGATAAAGTCAGACAGGTTTACAGTAACTTGACCATAAGACACGTTGAGAGGAGCAACATCGGTCTGGGGGATGCGAACTTGAGCAACACCTTTGCCGATCTTAGGGAACTTGTATGAAGCGCCTTCTACACCTGAACGAACACGGATAGCACCACGCAGGACGGCTTGAGCCTGATACGCCTGCTTAACTTCCGCATCAAACAGGGTAACAAAGGCAGTCGAGAGATTGATAGCCATTTGAAAATCCTTTGATAAGTTAAGAGTATTTGCGCTTCGGTTAGCCAGCTAGCTGCTGGGCCTACTGCTTGCCACTTGCGGTAGCCATTCGTCAGTGTCCACTGCGGTATAGGGTCGGTGATCTGATATGCCTATATGCGCTTTTTAACATGACTGTGGATAACTTGCAAATATATTGTGGATAAGTACGAGTTCGCATGAAGCAGCGTGATTCAAATTAGACACTAAACACTAAATTTGTACTATGACGGCGCTAACCCGTCACCTCGTATACCCACAACCTATCATAACTAAATGTTTAGCAACTGTACAAAATAATTATTATTAGATTCTAAGTATTCTTTATCTACACGCCAATCCGTCATATCCCAATTACCCTTGCCGTGATTGCACTCATGACACAAAACCTGCAAGTTATCTAAAGACAACGCAAGTTCTGGAAAGATTCTTCTTGGCTTAATGTGGTCAACATTCATAACAGCGCCTGTTGCTGGTGTTGCTCCACAACATTGGCACTTAGCTCCGTGCTTTTTTAATGCTTCCATACGCAACTTGCGCCATTCGTATGACATTAGAAAACTATCACTATTAACTTTTTTATAATTAACTTTTCTTATTTCATCTGCTAAATAAACATTTGATTTTGGCAAAGTTGTTTTTTTGCTTTTCTTTGCTGTTGGTTTAATTCCAATAGCATCAAGGTTTTTCATAACCCATGTTCTATGAGAAATTTCTTCAGGCTTTGGTCTATTGTCAATAGCTAAACTTTCACAAGTTATTTCATACATTGACTTACCTTCAGCCCCAGCGTATCCAACTTTTGATTTGTTGTATAAAGCAGCTTTCTTAGAAATTCCTTTAGACATTATGTATACCTATATTTGTTATTAACCACATATACTTAGAGGCAGGAAGGGTTCGTTGGACGAAAACTCACCTAAGATCATTGCTGACCTTAGTGTGAATTCCATATACTTGTCGTTGGAATGGGACAGTACTGGACACATCGTTAGTTTGCACACGCACGATGCTTGGGTGATTACGGTCTATACACGACCCCTAGCTCTGGTTCACCCACAGGCCTTGCGACCCCACTCATTTCAGTTCGGCTGGTGCTAGTACCCCGTAGCCTCTCAACACGGTTACGGCGGCTTTTAATGCGGTCTGCCCGTGTCCATCCATTTATAGTCTTGGAAAACTTCCTACATTCGGCTAGGTTCTGAGTCCCACTTTATACGCAGCAAACTTTAGTCTACGTTCCGTTCAGGCATAAAAAAACGAGTTAAATCGATATCCCTGTGGCGGGTCTCCTTTCGGAGAGAGATATCGACTTAACTCGTCTTCATCGCCGCCACAGCAATATGACTACAGTTTACACCAAAAAAAACCCCTAGTGCAATACTAGGGGAAACCCTGAACTAGAGGGAGGAGATCAGTTAATTATACCGCTGGGCAAACAGGCGTTCAACCTTTTGTCGGTATGCTGGATCGCTTTGGTACTTGGGATCACCGACCATTTGCTGCAACTCTACGTCTGTAGGCTGCCCTTCAATGGGTTGTGACTCAATTGGTATACGTCCTTCATAGGATTCACGCACCTTCATCAGTGCTT